GTTCGTATCATGCCCGGAGCATGGAATACTAGTCCAAGGATCACTTTCCCCGTGTGATTTAACGTGTGAGCGCAGGAAGCCACCTTGTTTTCTCCAGCCAAGGAAGACCCAAACCCGGACCCGTCTGACCGAAGTCGCCTTGTGAGGCACGACAGGTTAGCTTGGTCCGAAGATACCACAACCCTACGGCATGGCCCCCGGATAAGGGCCAATTATGACTATTGGATAGACACGGTGTCTATTTCCGCATAGACCTCACATTGCGGGAACCAAAGTGATCTATTGCGAACTATTTAGGCCTGGGATGCCTGACCTACGGAGACGAACTTGATTTTTCTGTTTTTTTGACTCTCCAACACCTTCCTTTCTTCTGCATACCCTTTCGCCCCTATTCCAACACGCTGTGCGGACAGAAAAGTGGCATTACTTATATAACGACCGGGTCCGTTCATGCCCTGCGGATCCTCACGATTAAACAAATGAGAAAACTCTCCACAGTTGACGACACCCTTACGATTTATTTTCATGACCACACGCACAGGACCTCTGGGTTCGGGTGCTATCGACGTCTCATTGCTCCAAGTCTCCTCGACGAACTGTTGACGAAGTCGCACCCGCGAGGATGCAACTAAGGAACGGTTCCGGGAACTTGAAAGAGCAATACGTACGAATCCTGGGATCACTCGACCAGTGTGTGGAAACACATCCATCTGGTGAGGCAGCGAGAGATAGGTCTGCTCTCGTTCGTAGATACCCAGGCATGACAACAGTCCATGATCAACAGGTTGATTATGACCACGACTTAATGACACCTGAGACTTCCAAAGGTAGCACTTGTTGTTGCGAAGGAAGCACTCCATGATACACCTTTTTTCCGCACCCTTAAAGCCCTCTTGACAATCATTCATTCTACCACCCAACTTCAACGAACCGTCGACAGACGGACGAAGAAGGGGGAGAGAACGAATGAAGGGGACTTGTAAGGGTATCAACTGTTTTTTTGCCTCAAAAAAAGACGAGTTGAGAGAAAAGTATGAAGAGGAAACCATTGTCTTTCCTCGACTCACGACTAATCCCGCGTCTTTAACGACACTAAACCAAGCATCAGCCATCGATGGAGTTGAACGGAACACAATATCATCACCATTAATCTTGACTGGTGGTAAAGGTCCGTAACTCCGCATCGAATAGGCAAATGCGAGGTAATTAGTGAGACACAATAACGGGAATGAAAGCTTGTCACCCATTAATTGGCCTGACATCATACGAGTTTTACGACCGGCTGATTCTACTACCGCGTCCAATGAGGCCAAAGCCATCGATTGGACACCGACATTAAGGTTGGTAGTACGTAGAACAGCCAGGAGAATTGCACGGCTATGATCCAAATTGAAATTATCAGTAGCCGATTCATAATCTCCCGAGACGAAAACCTCGCCAGGAACGCGACAAAAACCAAAAAATGATTTCGGTTTTGCGGTGCCTCGTAAGAGCCACTTCTTTTTTGACAGATGATCATACATCATCGATGCCAAAGGAGTTAAGCAGTACTGGAACACAGATGCGACAGTAACGACGCGGGCCTTCCCCGCTTTACGAGCTACTGCAAGACGGCGCGTGTTGCGAAATACGCGTCCGTTACGACACATAGCCATGAATCCTTCACGACCAACATGCTCATTAACGAACCAACGCGCAGTCTCTTCCGGTACCTCTTTCTCCAAGAAAGACTTCGTTCCAACAGTTACTCGTTGGACCCGATCCTGATAACTCTGATCCCACCCTGGCTTAAACAGGTGTGGGATTTCTTGGCGCACAAAGGCCAGGAAACGAGAATTTGTTGCTTTTGCATTGGCAAACTTGTCATGCAACTTATTCAAGTCAGGTTGATCCGTCGGGAGGGTCTTACGGAAGAGGAATAGCGAAGCAGAGAGCGTCATGTAATCACGTGGTCGGCACTTAGAACCGGCCTTATGCTTACGGGTCGACGACCCATAACGAATTTTATGACGCCCCCAGTCAGGGGTAGGAGACATCTCAATGGGACCACAGCAGAATCGCTTGATATCTGCAACAGTCTGGAACGTCGGAAGATTAGGGAGAGTTAAATGCAACACTCGCCCTAACAAATCGACTAAGACTTGTAAATCCCGTAGAGACGACAGAATTATCCCTTTCTGTCTATCCGCATTCAGGCTACCAATATTTGGATTTATTTCTGAATGGCCTGTTGACTTAGCTTTGAAGTTACGCTTCGTAGACTTCATCGCAATAGAACCAAAG